ACTTTTTTGTAACAACCAGCCCATCAACTTCAAAACTGAACGATATTTCACAGTTATCAAACTGCGTTGCAACGCTCACAAGGCGTTCAGCAGCTGTGCATTCACCGTCCCAGCTAAGCTTGCGGGAAAGGCTTGCAGCTTCATTTACACCGATCTGAAAGCCGGAATCAGCGGCATATTTGTTGATGTAGTGGTTGATGGGATAGGCCTTATCGGCTTCATATTCACCAACCACTTCATTCAACAAATCCAAGCCAGCGTCTTCAGCGTAAATATACACTTCACGCTTCTTTGTGTCGGCTTCAGTGTCAATGATGGTGTAAAGTTCCACTTCATCCCCATAACTGCGCAGAATGTAGTTGCCTACTTCTGCGCATGTCTTGACTGCTTCCCGTGTGGAATCATCAAAAGGGATGGTACATTCAAAGATGGAAACGCCAATTTCAACATCTTCAGTTTTGATGTCACCTACAACGCTTAAACCTTTAGGAAGGCTTGTGCTTGCCTGTCCTATAATGTTCAGCTTTCTATCTGCAAAGTATAGGATCACAGGAATACCTCCCTATAACGTACTTTAAATGTCGGCACATATTCACCAGTCAACCAGTTTGAATAAGATATGCCTATCTGATTCAATCCCGGTGTAAGCGTGAATTCTTCCCAATCATTGCCCAGCGCACCCAATTCAGGTGACAGCACACCATTCAAACGGATTTCACCGCTTTTGCAGTCTGCTTCAACCACGTCATTTGCGCTGAATTTATTGGGGATTTCCTTCAGTGTGTTGCAGTTGTTCTTCACAAACTTTGCCCAGTACAGACCGTTGTAAGCCAAAGGCGTTGCATCTGAATAGTTTTCAAATACAAACGTCACATGGGCAACTTTTGTATCTGTGATGGTGTCATCTGTGAATGTCTGCTTAATACCGCCAATGCTGAAGGTGACTTTCCCGCCGCTTTTGGTGATCGTGGACGTTTGAACAGCGGATTCACTTGAGCCAAAAGCCTTGTTGTTATAAGCAAGGCTTGTTGTAGTTCCATATACCTTCACGCCATTGACATAGTAAAGAAGGCTTGCCCAAGTGCCGCTTTTGTTTTTGTGGATTCTGACACCAGCAACATTTGCGCCGCTGCTATCCACAAGCTGTACTTGAAAAGCGCCCATCTGTGCAACAGCATTTTGGCTATCACCGATGCACATTTTCTGTTTGTATGTCAGCGTGAAATCAGATGCACCAACTTCACCCGCTGCATCAGCCGGAACAGCCCGCGTAATTGCCGCGCCGTGCCACTTGCTATTTGCTGTACCATAATCCGTTGCGGTCAGGCAGTAAGTGTCAGGCGTTTCAGCAACATACGGGCTTACAGCAAGATTGCTGCATGCCTTTTCAGCGACAATACCAGCAGAACCACCAACGCTGTCACTTCTATCAACTTTGAATTTGATACCCGTGAAAGCGGCTGTGCTTGCATTAAGCCCCGTCAAAACAAAAGATGTGTTTACTGTATGGCCAGTTCTGCCGCGCCAGTATTCAGATGCGTCTTTCAGCTTTACACTGCGCCATGCACCATTGATATACACAGATGCAGTAAGGCCGTAGCCCCGGCCAAAATATGAATCTGAATTGCCCAAAGATGCGGTTATTGTCACAGCAACCCTGACTGTATTTTCAGTTCGCCCGGACGTTTTCGCTGTTACCGTATAGTTAAACTTTGGCGCTCCCGCATCACTTGTGGTTTTAATCAGTGTGCCAGACGTTGAAGCGGGGTTTGCAGGTGTAGCATAAGAAGCTATCACCATACCCACATCACCGATTTGTTCAACCTCTGTTGGCAACCCTTCAGCACCATTTACGTCCCACAACGCTTGTGCAGTAGTTCCCCAAGCATGTTGCCCTGTGAACAACTGGTTCATAAGCGTCTGTGATTTTTGGTATGTGTTTGTGCCATCAATTTCATCTGGATCACCTAACTGAATGATCTTTTCATCTTCAGTGAAAAATGCCACAAATCCGCAGTCACCGTTGCCAGTCAATGCATTGGATGTTTCACCATCTTCCGCAACTTCAGATTCCTTGTAAAAGTCTGCTTCAAGTGTGGGGAAGGCCTTGTATGTGCCATTGTAGGAAATCAAAACGCTGTTTTCGTCCAATGACGTTGTTGCTTCATACTCAACAACGGAATATTTGAACGGATCAACGCACAGTATTTCAATCTGTCCTACAACCGCATTTGTTCCCGGTTCAACTTCGCCGATAAGGGAAGGTGTACCAATAAAGTATTTGTCCGGCTCATCATTGAAAATCATCTGCGCATCTTCGACATTCAGAATGCTTCCAAGACGGTTGTAAGCTTCCCTGAATGCTTCATTTGATTCAGCTATAAGCTGGTATGTCACAATGATTGTGCGCTCTGGGAAGCGCCTTGCATGAAGTCTTGCCCCGTCCCGCGCACCTGTTTCATAGGTTGTCAGTTCCGGGGAAAGCGCTTCTCTGCCGGAAACATTCAGTGTTCTATAACCGCTGATTTGATTTTCAATATACTCACCATTAAATAACATAGCTTCGGAAGGCAGCATGACACCTTCCGAAGCCTGAATAGTATCTACAAAATTGTACATGCTGCCTCCTTACACTATGATTCCACGTTTTCTGCTTTCTCTCGTTTGCTGCCTGTCAAGTTCAGATTGTGTATAACTTGCCGTTGCCCTTGCAAACTCTCTGCCGTCCACGGTCAAAGGTACTTCAATGGTATAATCGGCATTTCTGTAATACTCATAATCTGAAGACATTTCGCCAGCATAGGCCATTGCAAGGTCAGGTGTTGCCACATTGGGGATAGACACAAGCTTTTCAGCCGCAGCCCATACCTTATTCAGCATACCTGTTAAGCCTTCCGCATAGCCTTCTGCCCAATAACCGCCCAGTGCCATTGCGACCCTTGACGGGCTTTTGATTTTTGCTTTCGCTCTCACTGCTTTATCAGCAGCAATCGCCATTTGGTTTGCCGCGCTTCTGATCGCACTAAGCTGTGATCTCATGCCTTGTGCAAATCCTTTGCTGATATATGCGCCAGCCTGATATGCACGTTTATAGCCAGCCTGAAGCGCCGCAGCAACCGCAGTGACAACAGCCAACGCAACAGCAGGTGCAGCCACAAGCCCAGCTTGCATGCCTTTTGTGAAGCCTGTGCCAACTTTACGGCCAGCGCTTTCCACACTACCAGTTGCACCTTCAAAGGCTTCTTTCAGCTTCTGCATTGCTGCTTTTGCTTTGCTGCCCAGCGCATTCAATCCGCTGTCCACAATATCAATGGCACTCTGCATGCTGTTCAGTGATTTTTCAGCGCTCTTTGCGTTCTTTGCAATGGTCTTCATGCTGGACACAACCGCTTTGAGCGCAGCAGCCAATGCAACTGTACCAACCACGGATGCAAGCATTGCCACACCAAATGCAGTGATAGACGCTGCCGCCGCAACTATGCCCGCAACGCTTGCAAGCATCGAAGCAGACAGCACCAGCAGTGCAGCGCTAAATGCCACAGATACGCCCATAAGGGAAGCAAATGCAGTCATTACAAGCATTGCACCCATTGCCATAGTAGGCAGCATGGTTGTTATCAGCATCATTGCAACTGTTACAACGGTCATGCCAGCCGCAAGCACAAGCGTTGCCGCTGCAAGCGTAAGCATGCCCACGCCATTAAGCAGCAAAGCAGCCGCCAAAGCTATCAGCGCTACAGCTACAACCGTGATTCCTGCCGCCAGTACAACAGCACCCGCGCCAGCTACAACAGCACCTGCACCGAACACAACAAAGCTTGCTGCCAATGTAACAAGAATGCCGGATGCTTCCATGCCGTACATTGCAAGGATAGGCAGTGTGTTTGCCATAGACAGAAGCGCCGCGCTTCCCATCAGTGCGCCAGCACCGATAATGGCAATCGCAGCCGCAAGCACCATAGCCGCAACACCTGTGGCAAGCAAGGCAATGGCCAATACAGCCATACCAGCACCCAAGACAAGCGCCCCAGCGCCCGCAACAAGTGCGCCCGCACCAAATACAACAAGACTGCCGCCAAGCATCAGCAATGCGCCTGAAGATTCAGCGCTAATTGCAATCAACTGAGGAAGAACAAGATTCAGCAAGGCAATACCGCCAGCCGCTGCCGCGCCGCCTATGCCTATGGCAAGTAAGCCAACGCCCAAAGCAGCGATTGCAACAGCAACCAGTGCAATGCCAGCAGCAAGCACAACAGCACCTGCACCAGCCACAACAGCGCCCGCGCCGAATACGGCCAAGCCGCCGCCAAGCGTCAACAGTGCTTCTGTTCCGCTTTCGCTCATTCTTGTCAGTTTAGGCAGTACAGCAGCAATCAGGTTCATACCGCCGCCGCAAATAATCATTGCAGTACCAAGCAGCATGAAGGCCGTTGCAACAAGCATTACACCTGCGCCAACAACCAACAGCGCTGCACCAACTGCTGCCAAAACGACAGCATTTGCCGCCGCTTTAAGGCCGAATTCCGCAATACCTTCAGCAAGTGTTTTCAGTGCCGCAGTGCAAGATGCACCATTTGCCGCAATTATAGGCATGGACGTTGCAAGCATCATCATGCCTGTGGATATAAGCATAATGGCCACGCCGAGTGCCATGAATCCAGCCGCTGCAACTACAACTGCCGCTGCAACTACAAGCAGCCCCGCGCCTAAAACAAGCGCCCCAGCACCTGCGACAAGCGCACCAGCACCAAAGGCAAGCAAGGCAACGGAAAGGGCAAGGATAGATGCAGAACCTGATAAGCCATAAGTGACAAGCACAGGCAGTACGGAAGCAACCATTTGCAAGGCTACACCAGCAAGCATTGCGCCAGCACCTACAAGCAGGATCGCTGCGCCAAAGGCAAGGAAACCAA